TAATAAATAATTAATAATAATTTATTATTTGTAAAATAAATATTAAATGTAAATATATATTTTAATTATGACGACATTTAATTATATTACAAAAAAAATAATTAATACGGATAATAATTTTTTTTCACCTAATTATGACAATTCTGACACAGTTAATTCAATATTTAAAATACTGTTTTATGGGTTTGTTAATAATAATACATATACAAATAAATTTAATGTGTTTAAAGAAAATCTTAATAGTTTTTTACATTTTTCAAGAGATGAATTTATTCAATATTTTTGTAAAATTCAAAAAATATATCACGCATTATCTAGATTTGCCTATTTATATAAATATAAAAAATCAACAATGAGTGTTACAACAGATATGGGATTAAATGACATTAGTATTAATGATAAAAATGTGCTATGTATCTATCACATTAATTCAAAATATCTATTTAATGTAAATGACCTTATAAAAATAATTAACACATCTTTAATAAATAACTATATGTTTTTCGCAGAGCCATTACCATCTAAAAATCCATATAATAATTTACCATTTACCAAATCTAACCTATATAATATATACATTTTTATCAAACATAATACAAATATTTATGATGATTTATTTTTTAAATTTTTTAAATGTGATTTTAACTTATCCATATTTTATAACAATTATGAATATTTATTGCGAGAATATTCAATTAAAAATTTTATTAAAAATTCTACTGAAAAAGAAATAATAAATAAAATAAATGAAATGTTGTCAAATTACAATAATAATTATAAAAGTAATACAATAAATATACATGATGAATTTCCAAAAAATAAATTAGTAAAAATTATGAAACCATATCTATTACTATATTTAAATAGTTGTTATTCATTAATTCCAATTATAAAAAAAAACTCAACTATTGATTTAAAAAATAAATTAAGAAATTTTCAAAAATTTAATCCTCAATTTGGAAGAAGATTAGTAAAAATGGGATTTAAATTAAATCCTAATTTTAAAACAAAATCATATATAAAATCATATGTATTTAATGATAAACACATTGTATTTAATTCGAATGATAATAATAAATTTTTAACAAATCATTTAAATTATGATGAAATTAATCATGATATTGACATTGGTATAAATTATTTTAATAGATTAGATATTATATTAGGTAATAATTATAGACCTATCAGAAACTATATACAAAATGAAAATAGTAATAATATTATAAATGATATTAATACTGATAGTGATAGTGACAATGATAACAACGATAACAATGATAACAATAGTGATAACAGTAGTGAAGATGATACTGATACTATGCAACAAAATGTTTTATCTGATAATAACAACAATGATGATGACAATAGCGATGAAAATAATTATGAAGATGATGATGAAGATTCAATAAGTTAAATTATTTTTTAACACATTCACCATCTTTATTTCTTATTTGTCCATTAGGACATCTTTTTCTAGTGCCTTTTTTCTCATTTGACACCTTTTTTTCCTTAGTTTCTTTATTTTCTTTATTTTCTTTATTTTTTTTAGTTTTTTGTTTTTCTTTTGATACTTTTTGTACAACAACCACAGGTTCGGCTACAACCACAGGTTCATCTAGAGCCACATTTTCTGGTACATTTACAACCTTTTTACTTTCTATAACTACCTTATTTTTAATTTTTTTTACTTTTTGTGGTTCTTCAGATTCCTCATTTTCTTTACATTTAGTTTTCTTTTGATAATTCGTCTTTGAAAATTTTGTAAAATCTTTTAAATAGTCTTCAATTGTAAATCTATTAGTTATAATTTCACTTATTTTATCAATACATGTTATATCTCTCAATGGAATAAAAAATTCGTCATTGTTAGATAGGACAATTTTATAATTTGGTATAATTTTATCACCAAATCCAGGTAATATAATAAAAACAAAACTATCTTGTTCATCTCCATATCCCAGAAAACCAGTTTTTTCATATTTTGTTTGTAAAATACAACTTTGACTAATAAAAATAGTCGGAATTTTATATTTTTGTACAAGCAACCATAAATCTAATGTTGTTAAAAAATACTTAACATCTGAAATAAATGTTGAAAAATCTATATCTTTTGATTTTACCATATTTTGATATTCTTTACCCAAGAGACTTTTACCTTCAATAATTAGAATATCAACAATCTTGTCATGATACTCCTCCAAATATTGTTTATATTCGTTAAATAATTCATTTTTAATCTTATTTACAGATAATTTAACACCAGTATGTTTTTCTATTAAATTAATCATAAATTGAAAAGTACAAGTAATATTATCTTCATATTCCAACTCTTTAAAATTAGGAGGAAAACATTTTCTCCATATTCCGGATGTAATATGATTATTAATCATTGCGACATTACATGTCTCATCTTTATTATCTTTGTTGTCATATATTTGTGACATAGATGGTTCTGCTTCATCATATGAATTATATTTAGTATATTTATTAATTACCGCAGGTACAAGTGTCTCAAAATATTCTTGAGTTAGTATAGATTGAACCATAATAATTTCATTGTCATTTAAGTTGTATCCAATATTTCCAAATGATAAATAAGTTTGTGGTTGAAATATAAATGTATTAATTCTACTATATCTAATAAGCTCATCTGCTATTCTTTTAAAATATATAGGTTTATTGTCTTTTTTTGTTATTAAATTTTTTTGTGGTAAAATTAAATTACATCTGCCATTTTTAGTAAACGTACATAAATTAGGTGTAGAATCACAATCATCTTTATTTTTAGATATACATGTAGACAATTGATTTATTAATTTATAATAATTGTCATCACCTGTAAATTGAATTACACCGTCTTCTTCTTGTTCTTCTTCATCGCCTTCTTTATTGCCATATACTAATATTTTTAAGGATTTATATACATTTACTAATTTTTCAGAATATATAATATATTCCTTTGATAATTCTTTTTCTATTTTCTCTCTTATTTTTACATTTTCATAATCATTTAATAAAATCCTGATTGTATTTCTAAACACATTATAAAATCCAGTTTCCATTTTGGTTTTTTTAATAAATTCTACACGTTCTTCATCTAAGTCATTTCTAGTGGCTACTGGCATATCTATTTGTATTAAATTTCTTGAATCGCCATTTACAGGTTTATTTACAATATAATTATTATTTTTTATAGATGGCAACTTAAAATCATCATCTGCATCTGTTTCTGTTATAGGTTGAGATAATTGAATAAATTGATTTGTTTCAGTTAATATACCTACAACCCATTCATCTTCAACTATTTTAAAAACTGGTTTACATGGAATAATTGATTTTTCACGTCTTAATCCACTTTTTTTTGATAAATTATTCAAAAATCCAACTGTAGTATTATAACTTTTCCAAATACTTAAATTATTCATAAAAATAACTTCATACTCTTCATTTTCTGGAATAGATGAGGGATAACATGGAACAAAACAACTTCTATTTGTTTTAGGTTCTTCTGCTACAATACCAATTACTTTATTATTAAAATTTACAACTAAATTATCTATTTTATAATTAATTTTTTCTAATTCTTTTATTAATTTAAATAGAAGTATTGCTTTTTTAGCTTTATAAACATTTGGCATACTATCAAGTGGTCTACAAATAGTGTTAAAAAAAGGCTTAATTATTTCATTTAAAACACGCTTCATTGTAGGAGAAATTTTTTGACCAAATTCTTCAAATTTTGTAATAATATCTAGTTGTTCTCTAATTGTATATGAATAAATAGGTTCATAATAGCCATCTTCTTTCATCATAATAATAGTTGATTTCTCAGAATTATAAAATTCATTTGAATAATGATTTGTAGGACATATTAACTGTACATTATTAGTTATATCATCATTTGGTATTTGAAAAATTATTATATTTGCTCCTTTTGGAAATAAATTTTTATTTGGCATACTTATAATATCCCATAAATATGTATGGTCAATGATAGCATCATCGTCTTGTAAAAACAATTTGAAATTTTCAAAAGCAGATACTACTTTTTTCATATAATAAAGTTCATTTTCATCATCCATTTTTAATTTTGAAAAAAGCTTGCTAGTTGCTTTATATTTTTCTACATCAATACTATCTTTATTACTCATATTGTGAAAATCTGTCACAAGATTGCCATTTTGATACGTAACAAATGTATCAATTGTAATTGATTCGCTTATTTTTTCTCTCATTTCCTTTATACTTAAAATCTTTTTGAATTTTTTTGTATCTGTTTTTACATCTTTATAAAAAATATTAAAATTTAAAATATCCGAAATACAAGCAATAAATGATTGTTTTTTACTAATTTCAACACCATGTCGTAATAAACAAGGATGGTTTGGTTTGATATTTGTATTTGTTTTACTTATTTGACAATCCGCATTTACTTCATGTAACATTTTTTGAATCCCAACAGGCAAATAACCCCATCGACCAGGTGTTAAAGGAAATTTATCAGGTCCTTTAATATATTCGTCTTGCTCTTGTTTTTGTTCTTCATTTTTTTTCTTTTTAGTAATTTCTGGTTCTTTTTCTTCTTTTTGTTCTTCTTGTTCTTGAATTAAGACTGTATTTTCTTTATCATCTTTTTTATCCTTTTTATCATCCTTTTTGCCTTTTTTACTAATAATAACTTCTTGTTTATTTTCTTCGTAACATTTTTGGTTTGCAATTATTCTGCCTTCTGTATTATATTTATCAAAACAACAAGGTAAACAAACCCCCTTAGGATGTTTATCAGGTATTAATCCTGGATATTTTCTAGGTGTTGTTGCGGTAATAAACTCATCAAAATTTATTTTGTTATCTTTATTTGTATCTTCATAATCAAACATTTTACGCATATTTTTTTCTTGTTTTTCTATAAATTCTTGAATTTGTGACGCATTTGGTCTTGTACCGTTTATTTTTATATAATGGTCAGTCCAACTTTTTTCACTGTAATCTTCTTTTAATTCTTTTAAAATTTTTTTAAATTCATTAAAGTCAATTAATCCATCATTATCGCTATCATACTTTTTATAAGCCTTGTCATATTTATCTACTTTTTTATGTTCAGGTTCATAAAATTCATAAATGTAATAACCTGGTTTTACTTCTTTGTCTTTATGAGGAATTACTTTACCGCATTTAGGATGATATAATTCTGGTTTTCCATCTTTTCCTATAACTTGTTTACCATTTTCCATAACTG